AGAATTCCGCGTCGTCGTCCTCCTCCTCTTCAACTGCATCGACCGGCGCGGCGGCGGCACCGTTTTGCAATGCGTCCGGGCGCTCGATCCATTTCGATATCGTCAGTCGCGGCACCGAGGTGCTGCCCTTCCCTACTTTGATCGAATCTCCACCGCTGAATTTGCAGAGCGGCACTTTGCCCTCGTTCCCCGCGCGTTGCTCCTCGTACTCGACATAGAGCGCCTGTAGCCCCATGCAGGCGCCGGTCGCCGATGTCATAAACGTGCGCGGTGCTTCGTCTCCGAAGGTTTTCGGTGCGTAGACCTCCACCTCAAATCCGCGTTTCCATTCCGCATCCGTATGCGGCCGAGGCGCCTTGGATCCGTTATCCCAGACCGACTCCGGTGCCATCCCCTGGGCGAAGGATATCCACCCGGTCTTAATATTTAATAGGTCGAACACGGCCATTTTGAGGTTTACATCTTCACCGTCCGCGCGCCAGGTTCGATCCTGTGCCATCCACCGAATGTCATTAAAATCGCCGCCGCCTAAATCTAAGGGCATTTGCATTTTCCTTCGCGTTTGCCGCCGAGTAATCCCGCTCGGCGTCGGGTTGCGGGCAGTGGCGCCCGCGAAAATTCACAGGTTGAATAATTCCTTGCGGGCGTGTTCCATGCCGCGCCAATAGAAGGAGTCGGGCTGCACCGGCACGCAGGCCTGGATCGCATCCGCGTCGAGTTGCAGGAATTTCTCCAGGCGTATCAGGTGCGTCTTGATGTCTGCCAGCACCTCGGGGATATTCCCGTCCGCTTTCAGTTCTGCTTTTTTCGGCGTGGAGTAGCAGAACTCCACGTCGTCGCCCGTTGCTTTCGCGTAAATGCACCGTTGGCGCTGGTGCGCCGGCGACATGACAGACGGCATGCGCAGCGTGGTCTTCAGGTCAACGATTTTGTTGACCTTCGGAAACCGCATATCCAAATATCCAATAATCGGGAAAGTCCAATCGTTCGTGACGCAGTTCAGGTTGACTTTTTCCTGCCCGCCCGGCGGCACCTCGGCCTCGCCATAATCCTTCAAACAATCGAGCGCCTGCTCCAGCATGGGTTCGATATTTTCACGTTCGCTGTCACGCTTTGGATCGCCCCCCAAGGCGGTCGCCTTGTTGTATTCCGCCAAGCCGCGCGCCAGGGCATCCTCGACGCTAAGTCCGTGCGCCAGCACCGCCACCAAGGCCGTCTCCGTTGCCTTCCCGCGCTCGGCCGCAACGCCGAAGTCGCCGCGGTACTTGAAGATGCGTTGCGCAACGAAGACGCTGGGCGCGTCGATGTACTGGTTGAGCATGCTGGCACTGGCGTGCTTGAAGCCGTGCTTCTTGAATCCGTTCATGCCGTCTCCACGAAAAAATAATGCCAAGAATATTTCCCGCTGCGTAACTGGAATAGCTGGATTTCGTCGCGCATCGCGCGCTCCCAAAGTCCTGTTGCCATAGCGTCCAGAGCGATGTCTGTTTCACGATCTCTTGCCAGAAAGCCTTCGTGATAGATGCCGGCCTTCACTTCGTCTGCTTTGGAGGTCACGCACGGCACATAGACGGTCATTGATAGTCCCTCACTTGCGATGCGACAGCGAGATAGCCGGCCGCGTCAGTCAGATCGTCGTCGTTGTCCTCACCGCTCTGCGTCCTGGCGACCTTCATCAGGGCCATCATCATCGCCACGTCATCGGGCATCAGATGGCACCCAGGCTCCCGCCTGATGCACAGCCAGGCGTTCCACATGGCTGCGATGTTCTGGTGGTTCAGAAGCATGTCGCCATGCTGGTCGGCACGGTCGCCGGTTACGAGATCAGCGGCGGCGGTTAGGAGGTCAGCGGCGTTCATGTATGCCGCCCACTCGGGATTGTCGCCACAAGGCGTGCTAATCTAAGTTCCTCGGGATGCAGGGCGCGTGTTCGTGGTTTTTTCCTTTGCCACGGTCGAACGGGGTGGATAAATGTTTTGTACTCGCCCTCTCCTGCCCACACCCATAAATCGCCATCACATCTCGGCGTGTGCAAAATCTCATAAATTCCACGCACATTAAGTTTCGGCGCCGGCACCAGGCCCGCCTTGACTAGTTGTGCATAACTAATATCCATAGTTCAGTCCCCCTGTGTTCCGCCAATGCCGCTGAATAGGTCGAGGACGTTCACGAATGCTTGCCCCCTAATAGGTCGAAGAAGTCAGCAAGCAGGAGTACGGCCAGCGCTGGCTTGCGGTCGGCGCCCAATACCAACAGGTCGCAGTCGCCCTTCTCCAGCCAGCCGTAAATAGTCTTGAACCCGTCCGCGTCCGCGCGCTTCTTCGCTTCAATCGTCCATTTGACGCCGCCCGTCGCGGTCACGACCACGTCGCCCTTGGCGAAATTGGTAGCGCCCGACAACGGCACCCGCTTGGCTTCCAGATCGTGCGCCTGTGCGATGCCCACGATTTCGCGCTCGAAACGCGCGCCTTTGTCACGGCTGGGCTTACCCATGGTGGCCCCAAACAAAAAAATACCCCGACGCGGTGAGGCGCCGGGGCAGTTTCAACAGGGAGGTACGCTGTACAGCCGACGCCTGGAGGTCCATGTCTTGGACGCCGGTATTCATTTGGCGGCTGGCCTTACCCGCGGTCAGGCAGCGGTGCGCGTTGGGTAGGTTGGTGCGGAAAGTCATTCGGGGTACACGTCAGGGCGCAATTCGTGACGCGGGACTTGGGTCAGGGCTTCAACCGCTAGTACGCGGTTCACCGGAACGCGGGTCCATTGTGATATGGCCTGCGATGAAATGCCGAGCATTTTGGCCATCTCGGCCGCGCCGCCGGCTTTTTCTATAGCGCCCTGTAGTGGAGTTTTCTGCATGCGGCGCAAGGTAAGTTAAACTTACGCATACTGTCAAGTCTTTCTTTCCTTTGCAAAACGTAAGTCACCCTTACATAATGATGCATGGAGAATATTGCGTCCCGAATTCGCGCAGCACGCCGATCAAGCGCACTCACGCAGATCGCTGTAGCGACGGCTTGCGGCGTTACGCGCACGGCAGTGTCTCTTTGGGAGGCTGGCGACACCCACCCAAAGGTGGACAAGATTTTGACTTTGGCGGAACTTTTTGCAGTGGACGCAGCGTGGCTTCAGTTCGGCACTGGGCAGCAGCCTGCATTTGCCCCCTCCCCGTCCGACGTGCGCGGCGGCCCGATCAGCGTGCCTCTGGTTAACCCACGCAGCGTTGTTGAGGTGCTTGGCATCACCAGGGGCGGCGATAACGGCTGGTTCGAGTTGAACGGACAAGTAATTGACCGCGTGCCACTGCCTCCGGGGATATCGAGCGCCGACCTGATTTTCGCGCTGTATGTAAGCGGCGATTCCATGTGGCCGCGATATGAGGACGGCGACCTTGTCTATATACATAGAGACCGTCCGGCGGTGAACGGCGTCGATGTCGTGGTGGAACTGCACCCGGTGAATGACGGCGAGGCTGGGCACTGCCTTATAAAGCGTCTGGTTAAGCGCACGTCCACGCAGTTGGTGCTGCGGCAGCACAACCCGGCGAAAGATATCAAAATCCCGCTGCCATCCGTCGCCCGCGTCTTCCGCATCCTGACCTCGTCAGAATTGATGGGGGTTAAGTAGCCAATAAGTCGCACTTGACATTAACGTAAGTTTTACTTACCTTTGCCTCGCACACAACAAAGCGAGGCCAAAATGACCGATTCAGAAACCGCCGCCCTCCACTGTTCAGTTACCAAAGTGACGTGTCGCCGTTGCCGCATGAACTTCCGCGCCGCCGCCCCTGACGGTTCAGAGTGGGCACCGCGCGGCGAGCCGCGTAGAAGCACAGTCACCTTTTGCACAGAGCCTGGGTGCAGCGTTCCCTTTTGGCACCGGCAGCACGGGCACAACAGTCCAGCCACCGTTGGCGTATACCCGGTAGATGTCGTCGCCCACCGGGCCGCCTGGCTCGCCGACATCGATGCGGGGGATCCCGCATGACCTATCACCTTGGCCGCCCGTTGGGCACCCGCATGGCCGGCGTCTATGTTGCCGAGACAAGTAACATCCGCCGCCTGTCTGCCGGGGAGCAGCGCTCCTCCGCGGGCCACATTGCAATGCTGTCGTTTGTCATTGGCGTCATCGTCGGGATGATCATCGGCGCCTTGGTGACGGTGTGAACACCGCCGAGAAAAATCAAGAGATCGACGGCATCGCCCTCGCCCTGCACGCCGCCTGCGCGACAATACAGGGGTTGGCGGATGAGTTGAGCGAGGCCTGCGCGCACCCGGCCGCCGGCGATCTGATGCTGGCTGATATATTGAGTGAATACAATTTGCGGGCGACAGGGGGCGGGCGGCGCCAATAACGCCGCCCGTTTTTTTGTTCCGCCCTGCTGACAGGGATTTTCTGCCTAATTAAATAGGGTATTTGTTTAGGCAGACCCCTTGACATAGTAGCCAACGGCTATCATATACAATGTGTCGAAAGGGCAATGGTGCCCGCCACAAAATGGAGAAAATCGATATGAAATTCAAAGTCAGCGAAAGCGACATCGATATCACCGAAAAACGGAACCTCTCGGGAACCGGGCCTGCCTGCAACAGGCGGGTAACTTCCCGCAGCTTTGTAGCACTGTGGTCAGAGGCCGCGACACTGTCCTTGATTACGGTGGAGGGGCCTTCCTCCAGCAAGATTTCAGGCAAGGGCGCGACCATCGATGACGCAATCGAAGAACTGTGCGCCAAGACCGAGAAAAAGCTGGGTTGCACCATCTTTCTTGAAGACGGAAGCCAGAAGTTTCTCGCAACGACCGACTGGTGAAAAACGGCCTCGCACACCCCCGCTTCGGCGGGGGTTTCGGGGCGAAAGAATTTGAAAACTGGGAGAAAATTCGATGAAAACGATCACTTTTAATGGCAAATTTGAAAAAATAACCGCGCCTGAAGAGCGCTGCCTGCGCCAGATGGCCAGCAACGGCTTCGCAGCCGCAGTTTCCGACTTTTCGAGCCATCGCCGTGGCGGCTGGCTGTCCACAGATTTGCCGCAGGAGCCGAACCGGCTCAAGGCCCTCGGCATTCGCGTGATTACCAAGTACCGCTTGGCCGACTGGGCCGGGTACAAGCCGCTCAATACGCCGCTGGACGAGGCTGAAAAACGCGCCGCCAGGGTTTTTGCTGCGCGGCCTCGCGTACAACAGGCCGCAATAGGAAACCCCCGCCGGATCAACGCAATACTGGCACGGCTGGGAACTGCATGACCCCAGAGGAATTTAAGAACATCCGCGAGCGGCTAGGCCTTAGCGCCTACCGGCTCGCGGATATTTTTCAGGTGCGCGGTAGCCGCACTGTGCGCCGCTGGGAAACCGGCGACCGCGATATCCCCGGACCCGCAAAAGTGCTTATCGGCCTGCTGGGAGAAAAGCCGGAATTGCTGGCGTATCTGCGGGGCGAGAAAGAAACCTCCTAATTAAATAGGCTATTAAATCACGCAGGTTTGGCCGCGGGGGCAATCTAGTCCCCCTGCTTCCCGAAAACTGATCCAGTGAGTAGCGCACCGAAGGCGAGATGGAAGAGGCCGCCACCCATTAACGTAAATGGATTGTGCTGCCCGGTCATTTTTTTCATCAATTCTAGTTGCACCAACGGGTCTTGAATCGACGTTATATATGAGACGAAGGTGGAAAGGTCGGGTCTGTTCAGTCCATACCAGACGGGAACGACCACAAAATCGTACACGCAGATCGCCAGGTACACGGTCAACGCGGTCCATCGCCATGCCATGGCGGCTAGTCGCGTCGGACCCCGGACTTATCGATCCGCAGCCGTTCGCGGCGATTCGCGGCCGGCGAGACATGGCTGACATGCACCCAGCCCGAACGCGGCTCGCCGGTGTAGAATTCTAGGATCAACTGATCGTAGTCACTGTTCACCGTAAGCCACTCGTATAAATTGAGATTGTCCACACCGGGGATTTCAATATCGGCCGCTTCGGCCTTGCAATGTTGTGAACTCGACGCGCCACCGATGGCCTGATTGACCGCCTTGGCGCGGAAACCGGAATTGATTATTACAGGGCGGCCGAAATGCTCCCGCACCGGCTCCAGAACTTGCTCACACAGGGTGCGCAAAGATGCTACCCCGTCAGGGTCCGGGTTATTGTCCAGCCCCAGACGCAACGCAGTCTGGCTTTTGGTCATTTCGTTAAGGGAAAAATGCGCTGATAGTTTCATTTTTTGATGACCGCCCTGGCTTTCGACATGGCACGTCCCCCAAACCAAAATGACAAGATTGCCGAAAATAGCGCTTGGCTATTTTCGCTCCAAGCGGCTTGTAATGCCGTTACCCAGTCGGCCCCTTGGGTGGTCATCAGTGAATATACCAAGCCGCCCTCGACGGCGATGAATGTGGCCATGAAAAGATAGGTGATCACCGGCCTGACGCTGGCCTGCAAGGACACAACCCATCCGCCCCGTGCCGCCAACGCCATGTCGTGTTCGTAAAGTTTTTCCGTCTCGACAATCTCGGCCTTGGCGTCAAGCTCCTCTAGCTGCATGGAGGACAAGGCTTGAGCGTACTGCGCCTTGGCCTCCAACATGGCGAGTTCTTGTTTGTTGGCCTGCCCCTGCTTAAAAAACCCGAGAATTTCGGGGATAATGGACGTGGAAAATCCCAGCAAACTGCCTAAAAGTGTGATCACTTCTTGCGGCCTTTAGGCAGCGGCGACCCGCCCTTGCCGACGTACAGCCCGAAGAAGGCAGCCCCTGCTCCAACGATGGTGCTGATGAATGCCGCCTGCGCGTTGGTTGGATCAGGCAGGGCCATGAACCAAATCGTACTTTGGTAGAAAGCATAGATATAGGCGAGCATGATTAGGCGCGGGATGACCCGGAATTTATCCAACAGACCGGCCACCAGATTACACCACGTCCGCGCGTCGTCGCCGGTATCGGGCACCAGATCAGCGACCATCAGTTCGTATTCACGGGAGGTTTCTGTGACCTTGACTTTTTCCTCGGGCATCGGGTTCCGAATCCTTCTCTAGTCCACGTCGTCCGGGTCAATCCCGGCAACGAATTCAAACGTGCCGACGATGGCGTTGGGCGCGTCTTTCGGTGGCGGCTGTGGGGCGTTGGTGCGGCGGCGGACGAAGCCGCTGCTGATATCTTCCTGGGCGGCGTCGTGCAGGCCCTGGACTACGCCGGCCAAATACCAGCACATTTTTCGCGGGTCAGCCCCGGCCGCTTCCTGGGCCTCGGCCAGTAGGTCAGAAATATTCATTCCTCGGCCTCGCCGTTGTGGGATACGTCTTTAATTTCCTCGCGCAGATTCGCGATCCGTTGCGCGCGAGGCTGTCGCCATTCTGGGATGTCGCAGCCGCTTTTGGTCAGAAGCGCCGTGTTCGCCATCATGGTGTTGATTTCGAGCGTCCTAACCCGGTCGATCAGGCGCACCAGCATCACCTGTTGCTGTCTGAGCGCCGAATGCAGATCGTCCTGCTTGGCGGTGATATCCGTCTGTAGGTCTTTCAGGACAAATGCGATCAATTTCCATAGGGCCACGCCGCCGGCCGCGGCGACCAAAACCGGGATTCCGAGAGTCTCTATAAGGCCTGCGAGGTCGCCGATGTTCATGCGTACCGCCGCTCTAGCTCAGCCATCGTCACCGACTCCACAGATTGGATGTGCCCGTTTTCGATGGTTAGTTTGTTCGTCCCGAACCACCAGCCTGATTGCGATAATTTTGCGTAATCTTCAACGTGGCCTTG